CGTAGATACCGGCCATGGCCTCTTCTTGGAACTGCTGGGACTCGATGAATTGGGCGTCTTTCTGGCTGATGCCGGCGGGCACGATGGTCGGCCCTCCCTGCAGAATGGCCATCTTGCCTACATCGTCGGCATCCCCCGCGCGCACGTCAGGGAACCGGGCCAACAACTGTTTCTGCTGCAGCTCGGTGAGAAACTCCTTGTAGACCGCATAGCCACCCGTGAAGCCGCCCTTGCGCATGAAGCGCGAGGACCATTGCTGGCCCGCCTTGGCCAGGCCCAGTGTCTCCGCCTGGTACTCGATAGGCGACAGCCCTTCGATACCGTCCAGGCTGAACAGCTTGAAGTGCAGCATGTTCTCCGGCGACACAGGGAAACGCGCGCCATCAGGAGGCTGAACCCAGTACAGCAGCTCATCCTCGGTATCGATGGTGACCATATCGATCGCCAGCGGAACCAGACCGACCGGGGTGCCCTGTCCATTGCGCTCGATGAGGGCGAAAGCATTCCCGCGCAGCGCCATATTGACGACGACGAACTTGAGGAAGTTAAGCATCGACATGTAGGGATT